TTCAAGACTTGGTTTTATCCAAGCGGAAATAGTATATGTTTTTCTATTTGAGGCTGAGGATGGGGTTCTGTTTAAATATGAACTGTCTGCCTGATTCCCCCGTAGGCTCTGGTCAATGGTGTAGCCGCCTGCTGCACCTGCACCAGACGCGCCAGCCAGAATGTTTGAACCGATTACACTCATGCGACCGCCAGAGTTGCTACTGCGTGGATTTCAGTTGTGCTTTTGACGATGTAATCAATGCGATCCACCGCCGATGCTGTCGTGGTCAAGGTCGGAGCCGTGCCACCAGCAAACTTCCAATAGGAACCATATGCCAGAGTGCGGCTGCCAGTTCCGTCCTGCGTCACAAAGATCGAGCCGGATTGCCCAGCTGTCAGATTCGATGGATTCGCGAGAGTACGGTTTCCGCCGAGCGTGACGCTGAAATTGTTGGAATCGTTGAAGTCTGGGGTAATCGTTGCGCCATCGCTCAGGGCCGTGATCTCACCGCGCTGTCCTTTCGTGAAGGTTTGCGCAGTATCCAAATCAGCATGGCCAAGAGCGGCGGAAGTCAGGTCGCCTGCCTCAATCCAAGCCGAATCAGCAGCGTTGCGGATCTTGAGCAAACCGTTAGCGGTATCTGCCCACCACATATACGCATAAGTGGTCGCAGGCTCGGATGCGCTGGAATTGTTGGAAACAATCGCCGACAGAGCGTTGTTGATGTCTGCGCGGACGGTAGCACCGTCAGCATTGGCGATGGAATAGTCATGCGTAGCCATTATCAAATCTCCGAAGCGGTGACGCTTAATTCTGACACCCGAATATTATACGCGGGATCGTTGACGCTCAATTCGGCCTTGAACTCGAATGCGCGGTGGTTGTACTCATTCACGGTCAGCAGTTCCCAATTCGACCATGTTGGGCTGCCAGTCGGGTCGTCATCGGTGTGGCGGACGAATACTCGGCAATCCCCTGCGGCCGCATCGGTTCCATCGAAGTCAGCCCATGAGTCCATGAGAGCCGTTCTGGAATCCATCTGGTCGAGCGGTTGAGCCAGCGTTGAAGTGATCTTGCGGGTGAGGCGGATACGGCTCACAGAGCCATAGTCGTAGCCGGTGTCGAATAGGTAGTAGCCGAACTGGTCAATCCCGCCTTCACCAATATCCCATGAGGCCAAAGCATCCACATCCGACCATTCATCCATCGTTTCCTGACCGGCAAGACGCAGCAGAGAATCCTCTACGCGCACATCCGATTTCACGCCGGGGAAGGTCGGGGATTCGGTGATCGTGGTCAGCGTGGTATAGGCCAGCGCGGTGGCTGCATCGGTGCTGATTGAAACGGTGTCCGACTTGATCCCAGAGGAATCCACAGCCCTGACCAGATAAGTGCCTTCTACAAGCGTCAGAACGGCAAAGGTAGCCGTACCGTTGAGGCTGGAGCCTGACCCCAGAGATACCGAATTCGCCCATGACGCGCCGCTGGTGAGGCTAGAGTGACGAATCTCGATCTTGCCGCCGATGCGCACATCAAGATCAACCGATTGATCCCAAGTTAGAACGGCCATGCTTGAAACGGCAGAGAGCGTCAGATTGGTCAGCGCGGAAGGCTTGGCTGCAAGGCCGAAAATTTCATGCGTTGAGGTTTTCCATTCGGATGAAACCCCGATGGAATTGATCGCCTTGACCCGGAAGTTGTAAGTCCCCGGCGCAATATCGAGGATGTCGAACTGCGTTCCAGAGGTCAGACCGCCGACGGTATAGAGCGACTCAGAGGTCAGCTTGTATTGCACCTCGTACTGGCGCACAAAAATATCTGCGGCTGCTGTCCAAGTCAGCGTCGCTTTTGCCTTCACGCCTGCGCCATTCTTCGTGATATAGAGCGATTCAGAGATGGCTGGAAGGCCGGGGTTTGCAACTACACTCGGATCTGGAAGATTTGTGTTTGGTGCGTCATCGACTACGGCAATCGTGCCAAAGTCATAAACCGAATCCGCATATTCAAGAAGCGTCAGGGCCACATTGCCATCATTCTTGATCGACATCGACATGACGCGAAATTTCTTGGCCGACCAGCCCGGAGTTGTGTGCGTCACATAAACCACATCGCCGACTTCGCAGCGGGTTGCCTCGATGGTCGAAACAAAACTGACCATGATCTGCTGGCGGCTCTGGTTCAGAGCCATCGTTGCGATCTGCTTGGCCGTGTAGATGTTCGAGGTGAACGGTAGCTGGATCTCGCGCTCTAGCAGCAGGCCGTTGTCAAGTGTGCGCAATGCAGATGACTCAACAACGGCAATGTCGCCCTGCCATGAGCGATCTGGGTTGAAAAACTCAGCCCGGATGCGGTTATAGGTGTTGGTCTTGGAGCCAAGAGAGATGTTCCAAGAGCCAATGATATTGTCCTCGTCAAATGTGAATGAAGCCGTTTCAGGCTTATCAATCACCAGCTTGTATTTGCCACCGCTGAATACCAGCATCCCACGACAAGCAGTCAGCAGTTCGCGGACAATCTCAAGGCTTGTGCGGCTGGTATCAACTACGCCATCACAGGTATATCGAGTCGCAGTTGTCCCGCCTTTTGTGACGGTTTCATCGCAGTAATTCGCAGCCGCGCTGAATGAGGTGTCATCGATCATGCTCGATGGAATGCTGCGGCCATACCTTGCATTGGTCAGATAATCACGCAAGCAAAGTGCGGGATTGTTCGAGAATGCCGTGGTTGTGTCGCGCGGATCATAAACTTTGATCCCATCAACATCTGCCGTAATGGTCGGGAGTCCGCCGGGGAAGGCATCTTGATCGTATTTCAGGCGCACATACAAATAAGCCGTACCCTGAAGCCGATGGGCAGAAGTCCAGTTTGCAACGCGACTCACAAGATTTGAGTCTGCCGTTTGAGCATCTGATCCGGTGTACTTTGTGACCTCAACCAATCCGCTGAACTTGGAATCGCTGGTTGCGATGTCGTTCAGATAGACCGTATTGATCGCGTTGATTTCGCCCTCGCCGACTGCAAGAACGATGTGCAGATATTCGTTGTCAGTTCCGCTGGCCTCGATGAATACGCGAGTTCCGCCTACCTTGCGTGAGCCATAAATGACAGGTATCGGTGCGACCGGAGATGCGTCATTAAACAGAATCCCCTGCGCCTTATTGTCCAATCCGGGCATTTCCGGCTGGTCTGGCGTAAGGCCAAGAACCTCATTCGCGGCATAGCTGATCGCCATACCGATTGCAGCGGTGGTCGCGGCATAGATGAAACTGCCGGCAACAATGGTTGTGCCTGCATAGATCGCAGCGGTTGCGGCAGATGCGGCAGCGGCAGATCCAACGGCTACGGCAACGACTGCCATCTCAGCACCTCATCTATCTCAGGCAGTTGATCTTGAGCCACCAGAATCACCCCATCCTCATCGCTGACAATCGCAATCTTCTGGCCTAGAAAAACCCCGACAGAATGCCATTGTTTCTCGTGCGCCAGCTTGCGTGACATGATAACGAAATCGCCAGTCTGGACATAGGCCGGATCGACATTCACGCAGCCTTCAGCGCGCAGATGATCCGCAATCGACCCATTCCTACGCATATATTTCCATGCGGTTTTCTGATCGCTCCAGAGGCCAGTCATGCGATCCCTGCGATCTCCCCCAAGCATGGCATCCAGCGCGCCTGCGGCGAACAGCGGGCAATCATTCCTGCCAAAGCAAAAAGGCTCTCCGATGAGAGAGCCGACATATTGGTGAAGCGCGATCTCGGAGGTCGGATTCACGCCGTTCCCCACTTGATCTCTTTGGTGATTTCTGAAGCAAACTCAAATCCTTTATCGCCCGGAAACCAAATCTGCTGCTCCTCGTGATTGGTTTTGCGTCCCGGCCTGCGCTCGAAATCGACCCACGCATTTGTACAGTTCACGGTCACAACACTTGTGCCTGCGTCTGGATCTTCAGCGATAACCGGCTGATCCATGCGACCGTCGAAGATCAGAACAGGATCGGCAATCACTGCTTCGGTGTTGGTATTCAGGAATGCCTTGTAAATTTTGATCTGGCGGTCGATATAGCTAACCGATAAAAACTTGGAAATATAAATCTGATCCACGCCAGATAAGGAAACGCTCATATTAGAAACGACCAACTCATGCGTTTCTTCAATATCACCAAAACCTAATAGATGACCCATCGAGATATAAATTCTTCCAGCCCACGAAACCTGCCGATATGCGTCAGTCAGGTAGATCGTTTCGCCGTCAAAATATACCTCGCACAGGTGAACCGGAAAGTTCTGCTCGGCTCCGAGTTCTATGATGACATTCGTTGAGGCGTTGCGATCCATTACAGAACCTCAAGCAAACTCATTTTGAACTGGAATATATTGGGCGCGCCGCCATCAAACTCGGCCATATCATCGGAAAAGCGAACCGTGAACGGTACATTGCTGACTGTGACTGCCTCATCATCGGCAACGCTTGATGTGAGCGGTGGCTCGATGGTCAAGGTTGAGTTGCCAGAGCCATCCGAGGTTGCGTCTGCCACGACCATGTACACCTTGCTGTGATTGGCAAACTTGATGAAATCTCCAGCCTTGAGGCAAGTGATCGAGTTAGACCAGCCATCAGTCACGATGGTGTTATCTCCGGCAGACTGCGCGCCATTCACAAGCGGCGTGCCAGTAGCGGTTCCCTGTGGGCTAGAAACGGTCGGCGGGTAATAGCTGAAGGTTTCGTACTGCCCGCGCTGCTTCACCGCAAACGCATAGATCGGCGCAAACTCGCTGCGCGTCATGGGCGGAAAGTTGATTTCCAGCATCCAGCGATGCCCACCCCGGCGGCGGCGTTGCTCTTTGAGCGAATGCGCAGTCGAAACGAAAGTCGGCGAAAACGACTTGATATTGATCGAAGCCGCTTCTGGGCTTGTCGGGAAATTACCGCTCATCCGTTCGGCCCTCGTTGTCCGCGTCGATTGTAGGCTTGCTGAACCATCCCAATAATCGATCCCTTATTTGCCATCAGGAATTGTACGCCTGTCTGAGTATCCACAGCGTTGATATTGAAGTTCACGACAGTAGGTGCTGAAACGCCGCCAGAGCCATTGTGGTCAATTACAGTTTCATTCGGGTGCAAGATAGCAGGGAAGCCTCCGCGACCGTCTACGCCGCCTGTGCGCGCCCCTGAGCCTGTATATCCGCCACCAGCAAAGGATGACCAAGTAGCAAGGGCGGTAGTCTGCGCCGAAAATGGCGTTGTGCCGTATTGGTTTGCCGTGGCGAATTGAGTTCCGATACTGCTAATGCCCGCTCCCAGAAATCCGGTGGGGCCAGTCATTCCAAGCAGGCTTTGGCGAATCTGAATTCTGATAAGGTCAGAAATGATCGAGCGAGCCATATCTTTGAAGTTCAGCTTCCCGGTCATGGTGAATTCAACAAGCGCATCCTCCATCGTCTTAAATGCGCGAGTTGTGGCAGAAGCAATTTCATCGCTGACAGATTTGATGCCGCTGCGATAATCATTCATTCCCTTAGAAACGCCATCGACAATCTCTGCCGTGGTTTCCCATGCTTTTTCTTTTACCTGTTCCATATCATCTTCAAACTGCGGAACATCAACCGCGATGACAAGTTCAGGAAGTTCAATGAAATCAGAAGGAACCGGAGCAAAATCTCCGAATGTTCCAGGAGTCGTTATATCTTCCGCCATCATCCCCAATCTTTGGCTTTCTTGAATAGCCAAACCAAGAAGGGTAGTCAGGCCAACAATGGCTTTGACCGCTGGGCCGCCCGGAGTCCACATTGCAGCAAACAGGGCAATAAGTTCCTTGTTGTTGGCTTTTGCGAACTTGAAGAGTTCTAGCATTCCGCTAGTAATGTCTTGAACGGCTCTTTTCGTATCAGGGTCTTTGAATGTTTCTGTGAGTTCTTTGACGATATCCGTCATTTCCTCAAAGACACCAGCTTCGGCAATAGCCAATTTCAGTTCAAACCAAGCATCTTCCATCATGGAAACTTGGCCGACATAAGTATTGGCTAGATCGTTTGTCGCGCCCTTCATCGTGGTCGTTCCGTCCGCCCACAAACTAACAAGTCTTTGTCTTGTTTGTTCTGCGGTGTAGGAAACGCCAGATTCAAAGCCGAGCATCGCCGTGATGCCGCGCTCACGGAACAATTCAGCAGAGGCAATGCCAGCTGACATTGCGCGCTGGATTTGCATTGCGGTTTCTTGGAAAGAAAGCCCAGAAACGGCTGCAATATCGCCGGTGATTTCTAGAAGATTGTTTAAATCGTCAACGCCATCGCCGACAGTCAGAAGGGAGGCAGAAGCCGATTGGATTTCTTCGAGAGCAAATGGAACCTTGCTCGCATAGTTGCGCATCGCGTTGAAGGCTTTGTTGGCATCCTGAGTGGAGCCAGTCATAAACTTCAAGCGAACACGCAGGGATTCGACTTGAGAAGCCGAATCAATAACAGATTTTCCTAATGCTATACCAGCAACAGAAACGGCAGCGAAAGCAATCTTTAGCTGTCTGGCAACATCAGCGGTCAGCTTCATCTGCCGCTGCGCCGATTTCATCGCTTTTTCAGTTTCGTCCCTTGCGATGATTCGGATTTTTATTTCTTCGGGTGTTGCCATCTTTTGCCTTCTTGTTGAAGTAAGCGATCCAGCCGTTGAATTCCTCGACTGGCATA